TTCATATATTTACCACTGTCACGATGCGCTTCTATCTCCCAAGGCTGTCTTTCGTAAGCAGTCTTCAGATAGTTCCGATATTTGCCATCCCGACATTTCCACAACTTCTTGTAACCACCACGGAAACGGTCAATCAATTTTCTCGTTGCGTGCTGTTTCACATGTATCATCTCATGACAAACCGTGTCGATGAACTCTTCAACGCCCTCTGCTTTTGTCAAACGATGATCAACCTCAATCACAAAGTCACGGTCATCTTCTTCCTGATAACAGAACCCTCTGGCACCCTGTTCATATGTCTTGGTCAACAAGACAGTGATGTTCAGTGCCCGGTAGCGAGGCAACATCTTCTCCAGACAGAACCAGACAATCTCCTCGGCCAGTTCTCTGTCCTTCTTGACACCACCTGTAACTTCAAGACCAATCATCGTTATTTCCTTGTTCATCATCACTATACATATAATACGACATATAAGGGATATTGTCAAGGAAATAATGCACCAAAAAGTCGTTTATTTCCAGTTACTTGACATTTTTTTTAGGTCTATTTTTACTCGTTCTACCACTTCACCCCAACTTGCGGGTTCTTTTTGACGATAGATTCGCACTGATTCGTACCAAGGACTGGTATCGGGATAATCTCTTTCTCTGAACCAACGCCAATCAGCTGAAAAATGGAGTAACCCCCACGTTGGAATACCTAATGCTCCACCCATATGAATAGGTGCAGTATCTGTCGATATCAGCAAGTCTACTTGAGACAGGATATCGGCTGTATCAGAGAAGTCTTTTATTCTCTCACCAACGCTTGGTAAGAGGTCTTTAGCTTCTGGATTGCGTCTATAGTCAAACATAGCAGTGCCCTTCTGTATGCTTATCATATTGACGTTAGGAAGCTCACAGAGAGGTAGTATCGTTTCAAAGGGTATAGAACGTCGAGTATCAAGTCCACTCGACTCCCACACCAACGCTACATTCATACCCTCACCAGACAGGTTCCAATCCTTACGATAAGTTTTTGACAGGAACCCATCAGCATGAGGTATATTTTTGATGGTAGCTTCCAGAACTCTAGGAAGACTCATCAGGGGAATTTTGAAGTCTATGTTTGAAATGTCCTGTAAAGCACCTTCCACAACATCCACATCTTTTAGAATAGGACTATCTTTGAATATGCCATAAAGTTCCTTGTAGCAAGAGAATATAACTTTACCACCTAATTTTGCCACCTCTGCCACATATCGACTGAACTGTATGTTATCACCAAATCCCTGCTCACAATATATCAATATGGTTTTACCCTCAAGAGGTTGACCATCCCACAACTCAATGTGAGACAGCCTCTCTTGATTGAAAGCAAAGTTTTTTCCTAGTCTCCACGCACCATCTGACTTCAAGTCAACATAATGAAATCCTCTTTTGAAGTCTCCCATTTTAAGATAGTTCATACCAGTGTTCAAATTTGCTCTGGCAGGATTGTGATATCCTAGTTTTATTGATTGCTCATAGCAAGCAAATGACTCTGCAAACTTAGATAAGTCGTGCAGTATGATTGCTAAATTATAGTATGCCCTAGCATCTTCTGGGTCATCTACAATCAACTGTCTATAACATTTAGCTGCTGACTCAAAGTCTTCCTTTTCTAGAAAGTCGGCAGCAACATATTCTAGTTCTTTAAACTCTGCTTGTAATGTTTGCTGGTCCATCTACTGATACATGCCTATTATGTTCAACAACCATATAGTTGTCATCCCAATTGAAAGCTTCTTTAACTACATTATCAGACAATCCCTTATACATTGTATGCAGAGACTTGTCCTTTGCAGAAACTAAGACTTCAGCTTCATTCTTATGAAGTCCTTCTAGGAGTTGAACAAACATTGCCTCCCTTTTTGATTGAGTAATAGCGTTATTGCCACCTTGAATATAATGATATAACCTGTTTGCTTCAGCAGCAAGCATGGTATGTTCTGTTCCCTCTGGCGCATCATTTGGAGTATATGGAACTTCACCAGCGGGAAGTGCCCAAATAATACGGGGGTCAAAAGATGCCTTGATCACCATGCGAAGAGAGGCCGAATTATGTTCCATCAAATGGTCAACTTTTTGTTTCTTTGTTTTCTTCTTAGAAAGTTTTTCTAGAATTTCGGATACTAGTGGTGTGTATGTATTGGGCATTAAAAATCTCCTATGCAATCCATTAGGTCACTCAACCTGTTTTGTATAAAATAATTTAGTAGTTTACTACGAGGGTTAGTTTTTGCTTCTTTCCATGTTTTTGTTATCTCTGAAAATAGCTCTTGAGGAGCTTCTGTTAGATCAATAAGCTTCTTGTTTCTTTGGAAATTACGTTTCACTTCATCATTAGGCAACACATCCTCAATGTTGTGTTCAACCCACGATTGGATTTTCTTTTTACCCAGAGGTTTCTGGCGCAATCCGTCTACAAAGGTATTGTCTGGGGAAAGAACATTAGGAACACCATCACTGGTATCTCCCCTTAGAATATGCTCATCTAGATATTCATTCCACACCATTCCATCAATAAATTTCTTGGTGATTGGACTATATTGTGTGACATTTTTATATCTCTGTAACTGAATGAAATCCTTGTCACCAGACAAGATTAAAGTCTTTCCATTGTCGGTCTCAAATTCATGAGTTAAAGTGTAGATGATATCATCTGCCTCTGCACCATAAACTTCCAATACCTTATATGGCATAAACTCAATCATCTCATCTTTGAACGCATTTAGAAACTCAAAGATATCATTCCAATCATGACTGGATGAATCTCTAGTCTTCTTGCGGCTTGCTTTATATTGGGGGAAAATATCTCTGCGCCAATAATGTTTAGAGTCATAGCAAATAACTAGCTCACCATACTCATCAAAAAATCTCTCACGATACATGCGAAGAGAATTGAGAATCATATGGCGAACCATACCAGCATCAACACTACCTCTCTTTGTAATATTCAAATGCATCATCACGCTTGCCAGACTAATCTGGTTCATATCAACTAAAATCATTATAACCTCATGCGGGTGTTGGTTCTTCTTCTGTGTCAGGTTCAACAATTTCGACCTTTTCAAGTAAGTCCAAATCAACCTGACTGTTCATGCTGTTCTTCTCATCAACATTAATTTTTGTTAGCATCTCCATAACTCTACTCATAGGATGCACTAATCCCATATCACGGTAAATTGTGCTTTTGACTGCCTCGATAACAAATCCGATATCTCTAACGAACTCTTTGTCACCGATTTCAACGCCGTTCTCTCCCATAGTATGTATCATCTGCACCAAACAAGATTCTGTCAAATCATCAGCAAACATGATATTTTCTTGCAGAGCAATAACATCAAGGTCAGGAACTACGACTTCCTTTTTTCCTTTTAGTTTCCACGGTCCCTTTATCACGTTTTGTGCGCTTGGGCTTTCCTTCTGGTCTTCCTTCATCACTGATACCTCTATCTTCGTTAAACATTTCTTGAGTGTAGACTGTCCCTAAGAGTGGATAATATGTACCAACATCAAACTTTGGTTCACCCTTTCTAGGCCCCTCCCAATAATAAGCTTGAGCTATACATCTATTGGATATTATTTTATCTTGATGTTCTCCATAAAACGTATCCACATAATCACCATCCTTTAGATATTTTAGCAAGTTACGAACATATGCTTCGTGAGATGCTTTACGAGCAGTTGCACCTTTCACATCTGCCTTCTCATTCTTACGTTCCATAGATACGAGTTCTTTTTGTGTCTTGATCCAGACCTTTACCTTCTTTGGAGTTATTGGATAGTCATCTGGTAAGTCACGCAAACTCTCATGAATGCCCGTCATACCATAGTCAGGGTTCTTAGCAGCACGGGCAGCACGGGCTTTCTCAAGACGCTCTGCCGCAGATGCCTTCTGTTCATCCGTCATAGGTTTGCGTTTCTTACGAACCTTCTTCTTTGAAGGATCAGTCCAACCTTTGTTATCAGTCTTTGATTTAATTTTTCTAGTCATTGTACTATTTATCCCAATTTTAACCAGTAAGCAATCAGACCATTCATAAGAATAGCCAACCCAACCGCATTAACAATAATTAAAGAACGGTCATTCCACATCAATGCAACAACTAACCAACCACAAATTCCTATACATTGAACAAGAATATTCCAAGGATAGAGATTGTTTGAAGCAAGAATCATACCTACCATGAGAATAATAGATGCAACCCATTTGATATACCAATCGGTAGTGTGTAATGGAGTAGTTGTCTTAGTAGCAATTTCGTGTGTCTCTAGTTCAATCTCTGCTGTCCTAGTTTTCTTCTCTTCAGTATTTCCAGAATCCATACTCATATCTTGCATCCTTCAACATCAAAAAATAAGGAAATTCTTGGTATAGGGGTTACGTTAATAGAAGAATGCAGTTTTGTATTATTAAACCAAAATAAATCCCCGGCACCAAATCTTTGTGTTTCATCATCAACAGTAAAATCATAATAACCACTTAACACTAAATGAAATCTATCTTTATTTTCGTAATATTCCCCACCATCCTTATGAAGATGCACTTTGCCGCCTGCGGGCATATGGGACATAGCAGCTCTATATATTTTACCACCATACATTTTTTCAAACCAATTTAAAAAGTATATACATTCATAATGATTACTGGAGTGCGGTGGGTGGTGACCTGACCGTTCTCTAACACGTATCTCCATGGTTTCTTTTTGTGCTGGGATTTCTTCTTGCCTTATTGTTTGGATATTAAAATCATCCCAATTTTCAGCAACCTGTTTCAATATAGGTAAAATGTTTACCTCTGATTGAAGACGTTTAAAAACCACACTCTGACTCTGTAAAAAAGTTAACATATCGTGCATCCTTCAACATCAAATATTAAGGAAATTCTTGGTATGGGGGTTGCGTTAATAGAGGAATGTATTTTTTTATTATCAAACCAAAATAAATCCCCGGCACCAAACCTTTGTGTTTCATCATCAACAGTATAATTATAGTAACCACTTAACACTAAATGAAATCTATTTTTATTTTTGTAATAATCTCCAATATCAATATGAGGATACACTTTGCCGC